CCCATTCTGTTTTGCCCTGTTCATAATATTTTTGTGCCCATTGCATACAACATTTTCTGCATATGAGTGGACCACCACAATTTTTTGCTTTCATTCCAAATCCAATCTTAACATGCCGAACATATTCCTGGCATAACAAAAAAGAACAACCAAATTATAAAAACAATTCCACCTATAACTAATAGGTGCGCAATAATTTCATCATTCATTCCAAATCCAATCTTAACTGAAAGCTTTCAACCAATCTTAAAAAATCTTCTGAGTATGTGTCCCAGACATAAATGAAAGAAGGAGTTATCCACTCAATGAAAGGTTGTTCATAACATTCAAACGTGTCAGGATGAATAAGTTTTGAATATCGTGCCACACGACGAATATGATTTTCATATCCCTTAGATGGATTCTTCAATCCAACTATATCTCCTTCCTGAAACTTTCTCACATTATCTTTCATCTTGTTGCATTTTACCCGAATGAAAATCTTTCATCAATTCCAAAAGAATTGCGTCCCACAAAGCATTATCAACCAAACATGGTTTCATTCCAGAAAACTGTTGTAGGTCTTCCAAAAACCGAACAGAATAACATGTTATTTTTGAAGTATCTAAATCTGGTCGTCTCTCTTTAATCTTCTCTACCATATCTGATGCTCTCCAACAAAGAACTGTATCTCCTTCTTTGAGATTCTTCATCATTAATGTGGTCTTACCCAATTGTCTACCCATATCAATATATCGTCTAGACACACGTTCACAACGTTCAATCTCATTCTCGATTTTATCGAGTTCCTCACATCGTTTTGCAATAATTTCCTGTATTATCATTCAACGAACTCCATCTGCAATGCTTCCTGGTAAATGTCTTTCATGTAATTTTTCATTCTATCATTATTGACTTGAAGTGTCAATCCCCCAATATATTGATCCAGTATGGTCACTGTATCTTGGGATTCATCAACACCGGAGTCTTCCTCATTATCAGTGAATGCCGAGATATCTTCCACAATACTTATGTCAATTGGTCCTGCTTTGTATAACTTATCCAGCATCATATCGAAGGCATAGGGATCATTGCGATTCACACACACAACCTTGACATACACATTGGCATAGGAATCAAAGTCAATACCAGTCACAGGCCCCTTTGAGTCATCATAAGCAATCATCTTGAAGATCACATTGGGATTGCGATAGAATGTCAATTCTCGCGTCTTGGTATCAAAAATATGAAATCCACGAGGATCGTTGTAATCTGCCCATGTGTATTCCGCAAATGCACCAAGATAGTGAATGTTGCCCACAGAACTCTTGTGATGATAGTGACCAGACATGACCATATCAAATCGATCAAAGACTTTTTTATCTAGTCCATGATCTGACACAATTCCTCGAAACATCTGAAATCCATCAATTTCCAAATGACCCATGAGAATTTCTGCTTGCGTTGTTCTGATCGTCTCAAAAATTTCTTCCTTGTTCTCTTCACAAATCCAAGGAATCAATTGAATCTTTGTGTCTCCAAAATAAACCAACGTTGGTTCTAGAATAGTATGAATATGCTTGAATCTACCAGACACAACTTCATCTAGACAATTCACATCAAGGGTGTCTTTATAATAGGTATCATGATTGCCAGCAATAACACATGTATCAATACCACGACGATTGAGTGGTTCAAGAAAATGTTCGCGACAGGACTTTGCAGTTGTGAAGTTTAGATACTTGCGTCTATCAAAAAGGTCTCCAAGATGAATAACGGTATCAATTTTTTGCTCGTCAATTTCCTTAAAGAAGTATGCCAGCGATCGTTTGAAATAGTCATGAAAAATTGGGGAATCATTTCTAATCCCCCAGTGTGTGTCCGTTATCAATGCTATTTTGCTCATTCAATTTCCTTACTTTCCCATGCCCCGTGTATAACACACCAATCAGCAATGCAAACTGATTTGGTAATAAGTTTATGATTCTTACCATATTTCTTTTCCATTCGTTCTTTCCAGAAATCCCAATAGTCTTCTAGAATTTCTTCCTCTGTTTTACAACGAACTTCATATATTTCTCCACGTTCACCACCTGGTTCATCATAACAATATGTTTTCATGCCCTCTTTTTCTTTCGTGTGGACCCAATCAGTAGAACTTCATTGTCATACTTGGCAATGGCCTTATTGATCTCTGTTCTTATAATATCTAGTCTATTTCTGTAGTTTCCTCTCACATACACATTCTCTTTAGGATTGAGCATACTATCCAAAATATGCTGGAGTTGAAACGGAATATTTTCCTTAGTCATTGATTAATCCTCGATAAATTTATGCAGGCCTGCTTTGACCTGCTTGCGTTTTTGCTTTTTCTTTTCTTCCTTTTCCTCAAATCTGTCCATGAATACGTTGATATTATCATACATTTGACTTGGCATCAAGTGGTTATCTTCACCATCCACCAACAAATTCATGTCGGAATTGTTACACATCACTTCCTGGAAGTTCTTGTAAATTATATATCTGTTCTTTTCTTCCTTGTTGATACGTCTCAGAAAGGCATAGTAGATGACCTGTGTGAAGTAAGCAAAGGGATTTGGTTTGTAGTTGGGATCATTGTTGGGATTGTAGTCGGGATCATAGTCCTTGAAATAGAGAATACTATTTTCCACTCCATCGGAAACCATCTCTTCTCGGAATGAATATCCAACAAAGCATGGTTTTGTTGATAGTTTCTCTGCTATCTTCCATATGGCCAGACCAATAGAATCAGGAATTCGAGGGTCTTCTTTTCCTTCTTCTCTGGCCTTTTTGAGTCTTGCTCTATATGCCACAATATCTTTGTAGAACGTTTCGTTGTTCACATAATGTACTGCTTTTCTTTTTTCTGTCATGCAATTTCCTTTGATTACTATGTCGATTTACCCTTGACAGGGTTTTTGAAGGTTGGTATAATAGAGCTTGACTCTAACTTGATTGGATAAAGATTGGCCACTGCTTAGCCTATGCCTTTACCTAACGTTGGTTCAGCCAATAGATGCCACGAGCGAAGCGAGCACGAACGAAGTGAGTTACATGATTGCATTAGATAAATTCTCTTTGCCTTATGCTTTCTTGCTGCTAAATGGGTTTAATGAATTAAACGTTGGTAAGAGTCTTGAGTTTAAGGATGTGTCTATCCAACAATTCCTTACGATCAGGCCACTTGATAAATGCCTTATCGGGATCACGATTAAGATTTTCCAACAGTGGCATATAGATTTTATTGACTGCCCTTAATCGTTGCTTGAGGTCTTCTACCTGTTCTTCCATGGTGGAATATACAGGAGAAGTTAATTCTTCTTCATTGGTAAAAGTAAACCCAAAGTCATCCTGTATATCATCTACATCTAGATAGTTATTCTTTGTCAATGTAATTTCCTCTTGTTATCTTTCAATCCTTCAATTACAGACTTAAGAAATTCCATTTCTTCATCTGGAATCAATTCCAGTTCTTCTTCCAAATCCACTTCTCTTCTATGCATTTCCCGCATTTTTTGCGTCTTACTATTGAGATTGCGTTCAATTGCATCGTGATAGTATTGAAGAATCTCTTGTGAAGGTTCGGCAATTAAAAGAATATCTTTGCTATCAACACTAAATTCCTGAGTGGTACAAATGGAATCCATCACCCATTGTGCGAGTGTAATAATCACACCATCTTTCTTTGGAGTTAATCCATAGACAACCTTTAGTGGATTGATCAGAAAATGAAAATCTTTCCAAGCACTACTGTCTGCGGACTGCATTTTTTTTGTAACAAGTTCCGCTAAAACATCTTCACCAGTATTCATACGAATGAATTTGATGTTTGTTTCTTCTTCTACTGGTTGATGCATTAGTTGCTCCTAAGTTCTATCTTATAGATTTTGAAGAAAAACTTCTCTTCTGCATAAATCTTGATTCTTTCCGCATAGTGTTTAAGAGTGAAATTTACATGCTTCTTATGCTGTAGATCATCGGCAATGTCGAAAAGAGTGGCAGTTTTCTTTGTGTCTGTTGTTCTTAGTCATCGTCCAATGGCCTGCAATGTTCTAATGCGGGACTTTGATGGACTGGCAAATATAACATTCTCAAGACTCTTGATATTCACACCTGTGGAAAACACACCTAGAGAAGCAACAATAATGGCATCCTTTTCTTTTTCCACAATATGTCTTATCTCTTCTCGTGTGTCTCCATCAACCCCACCATGAACAAAGAAAACTTTCCTAGTTCCACTCTCTTTATTTATAAGATCATAGAGTATCTGCCCATGCTTTTCCACATACTGATACAGAACCAGTGTGTTTCCATTCAGTGATAGTGTGAGATTTTTAATGAAGTTGTTTCGGGCATCATTTAATACCAGATACTCAATTTCCTTCTGATATGTTGCTTTTGTTAATGCTTGACATACACTTGCGGGATGCTTAAGCAGCAAACACTTAATTGTTAGGTCTGCCAAATGCTTTTGATCCATTAGTTCTTTTGTTGATGTGACCTTATTAACTGGACCAAAGAGTCCTTCTAGAACTAGTTTGTGCGTCTTTGTTCCATCAAGAGTTCCTGTTGTACCAATACGAAACTTTGCATTGGTTAGACCTGTCATAATGTCAATGAGACTCTTGGCCTTGAACTGATGTGCTTCATCTCCAATTACAACATCAAATAGTTTGAAATATCCTGGACCCATCTTATAAATTGATTGCCAGGTTGAGATGGTAATTGGTTTATCCGTGTGTTTATTCTCTCCAGCAAATATTCTATGCACGCAACTATCGGAATCGTAACCATAACTAGCAAAGTCGGAATATAACTGAGACACCAAAGAAATAGTTGGGACAATAATAAGAGACTTGCGACAATCGAGTTTGTCATGAAGATACCTCAAAATTAGATAAATGATAAGAGACTTACCAGAAGCAGTGGGAGATAAAAGAAGACCACGACGAGAACGAATAGCATGAAGACAACCTTCGAGTTGATAATCACGTGGAACAAGAGGCAATCCCAATGTTTCCGCAAAGTCTTGTAGTTCCTTGAGAGAAATTTCTTCATCGTATATCTCGTTGTCATAAGACCATGTATAGTTGCGATCCTCACAAAATTTGACGATGTAAGGAACTAATCCACGATAGATTACACGCTTGCGAGTATCCCAGAGACGAATCTTTCCGTCCCAAAGTCTTGCTTTGAATTGTGGTGTGAATTGTGCACCAGGAACCATGAAAGTAAAAGCATCTCTGAGTTCATAGGAGATACCTTCTTCACATGCTATTCTCACAAATGCTTCATCAACATTGGAAATTATTAAATCAGTCGCCATTCGTAAACTTATGCCAATCTATCATTGATCTCAATTGAAATGTTCTGGAGTGTAGTTCCTTAAGAACAGAAGTGCAGTATTCCACAATCTCACTATGAAAATTCTTTCGTGCCAACAGTTTATTTAGATCGGCATCTGCATCGAGGTATGTTGGAATGTCTTTAAGAAGAATAGTCTTGAGCATTGGTTCCCAACCATA